TGTCCTGATGGAACGTACTCTAAAAAGTGTTGTGATGGCTCACTACAAGCACAAGGTATTGGATCACTAGAAAGTCAATCTACATCTACAATAGTAATTAATAATTCAGGTACAACAACGACCACTCAAAGAGGGTGAAAAGGTTACAATAATAAATTAATAAAGTTTATAGTTATGAATGTAAGAGAAGCAATTAACACAATTAAAACTTACCTAAATATGGAGGTTAAATTAGCAAAAATGATGCTTGTTGACGGAGTTACCGTTTTAGAAGCAAATGAATTTGTAGCAGGTCAAGAGGTCTATATCGTTTCTGATGAAGAAAAAATTCCTTTACCAATTGGAGAATACGAACTTGAAGATGGAAAAATCTTAGTAGTTTCTGAAGATGGTATTATAGCAGAAATCAAAGATGCTGCTATGGAAGAAGAAGAAGCGGTTGAGCCTGAAGTTGAAACAGAAGTTGAAGCTACGGTTGAAACAGTAGAAGCTACTCCTAAGAAAATTATTAAATCTGTAAGTGAAGAACATCATTTTGCTGAATTGGCAAAACTACAGTCAGAAATTGATGCACTTAAACTTGCTGCGGTTGAAGTAATAGAAACAGTTGAAGAGGTTGAACTAGCGAAAGCAATCGTTTACAACCCTGAAAACAAAAATGAAGTTAACTATGTTGACTTAACACCTAACGCGCCAAAGGGAATGCGTGATAGAATTTTAGAAGAAATTTACAATAATAAATAATAAATAAAAAATGGCTACAACAACATCATTAACGACTACATACGCTGGTCAAGATTCAAAAATGTGGGTAAAAGCTGCTCTATTGAGCGGTAACACATTATCAAATGGAGGTATGACTATCATGCCTAACATCGCGTACAAAACTACGCTTCACAAACTTGCAACTGATGGTCTTTTAAAAGATGCAACTTGCGACTTTACTGCAACGTCAACTGTAACTATTACAGAAAGACAATTAACACTTGAGCCTTTCCAAGTTAATTTACAACTTTGTAAAAAAGATTTTTTATCTTCATGGGGAAGTGAGGAAATGGGATTTTCTGCTCACAAAGTTATGGCTAAATCTTTCCAAGATTACCTATTAGCTTACGTAACAGAAAAAGTTGCTGCTTCAGTTGAGACTGCTATTTGGGTTGGTGCTAATGCTACTTCAGGTCAAATTGATGGTATTTCTACTTTGCTTGCTGCTGATGCTGCTTTACCTGCTGGTAATGAGGTTGCTGGTTCTTCTGCTATTTCTGCCGCTGCTACAGTTATTGCAGAATTAGGAAAAGTTGTAGATGCTATACCTGCTGCATTGTACGGTAAAGAAGATTTAAGAATTTATATTCCTCAAGGAGTAGCTAAGGCTTATGTAAGAGCTTTGGGTGGATTTGCTGCTGCTGGTGTTGGTGCTAATGGTACTGAAAACAAAGGTACACAATGGTACAACAACGGTGAGCTTTCTATCGATGGTATTCCATTATTCGTAGCAAACGGATTAGCTGCTAATACTGCAATTGCTACTCAAACTTCAAACTTGTTTTTCGGTTGCGGATTGCTTGCAGACACTAACCTTGTGAAAGTTTTGGACATGGCAGACTTAGATGGTTCTGATAATGTAAGATTGATTTTAAGAGCTTCTTACGCGGTTAACTATCATTCAGTTTCAGATATTGTTACTTACAATATTCCTAACGCTGCGAATTAATTAAATTAAATTATAAACTTAAGAGGGTGGTGCAATATACGCCACCCTTTTTTAATACTTAAAACAATGGCATGTGATATTTTTTCAGGTCGTGATGAATCATGTAAAGATTCAATTTCAGGACTTTTGGCGGTTTATGTAGTGAATTTTGGAATAGACGTTGACAACATTACTTATGATGCAACCTATACAGATTTAATTTCTGCTATTCCTTTAACAAACATTTACGGATTCTCTAATCATTTATATAGATTTGATTTGAAAGGTGAAAACTCTTTTGACCAAGATATTAAAACGGATAGAAATACGGGGACAACGTACTTTGAACAAAAACTAAACATTAAGCTTAAAAAACAAGATGTAGCGACTACTAAAATGATTAAGATTTTATCTTATGGTAGACCACAAATAGTTGTTCACACACGTTCTAATCAATTCTTTTTGATGGGTTTAGAGCAAGGAAGTGATGTGGTTTCAGGGACTATTGGTTCAGGGACTAAATTAGGAGATTTTAACGGATATTCTTTAAGTTTTATGGCTGAAGAGAAAGTTCCTGCTAACTTCTTAGATTGTGGTAATGAAACTCAATTATTAGCTTTATTTGGGGGGGCAGCAATTAACTAATTATAACCTAATATTAAAAGCGTACATTTATTGTGCGCTTTTTTTGGTTACAAAAGTAGTATAATTTAGTTTATAGATATGATACTATTAAATGAAGGTAGCGCAAATCAAACAATTAAATTTATTCCACGTTCGAATACTTATAATACTTTGATAGTTACTAATGAAAGTACGAATGTAAGCACTAATAAAACTATCGTTTCAAGTTTAGTAGGCGACTATTACAATGAAATTGTAGCTGTTTTTGACCTTGTTAAAGATACATTCTATACACTTACAATAAAAAACAATAGTGATATAGTATTTAAAGACAAGATTTTTATAAGTAATCAAAATAGTGAAACATATTCACCTAATCAAAACGTATATACTAGCCACGTTTCTACAAATGACTTTATAATATATGAATAAAATAGAAAATAAACGCCCTAATGTACACGTACTTAGTTTAGCTTCTTACGTTGCGCCTGAACTAACTGAAAGTAAAGATGGTGATTACGTACAATATGGGGACAAAAATAGTTACTATAAATTTTTGATTGATAGGTACACTAATTCGGCTACAAATAACGCGGTTATAAATGGAGTAAGTAGATTGATTTACGGTAAAGGATTGACTGCCTTAGATGCTGCTAGCAAGCCAAATGATTACGCTTCATTTATTACCATGTTTAAAAGTGAGGACGTACGCAAATTAGTTATTGACTTAAAGATGTTAGGTCAATGTGCTATGCAAGTGCTTTACTCTAAAGACCACAAAAAAGTAATTTCAGTACAACATATTAGTGTTCACCTTATATGCCCTGAGAAGTGCAATAAAGAGGGTAAAATTGCTAACTATTACTATTCTGATAATTGGGACAATGTAAAGGAGTACGCTCCGATGAAAGTTCCTGCGTTTAATACGTCTAATTCTGATACCGAGATACTATTCGTAAAACCTTACAGCGTAGGGATGAAGTATTTTAGCGGGGTGGATTATCAGGGTGGTTTGCCTTACGCAACCTTAGAAGAGGAAATAGCAGAATACTTAATTACAGAAACTCAAAACAGTTTTAGCGGTACTAAGATAGTAAATGTTAACGGTGGCAGATATACTGATGAGCAACAGGACGATATTAGTAATAAAATAAAATCTAGTTTAACAGGTTCTAAAGGTCAAAAAGTAATAGTTGCATTTAATGAAAATCAAGAGTTAGCTACAACGGTTGTAGATATTCCACTTAACGACGCGCCAAAACATTATGAATATTTATCTACGGAATCAAGAGATAAGATTCTAACAGCTCACAACGTTACAAGTCCTTTAATGTTTGGTATTATTACGGGTACTGGTTTTAGTTCTAACGCTGATGAGTTAGCTACGTCAATGACTGCTTTTGATAATACAATAGTACGGTCATTTCAAGACTTGCTAATAGATGCTTTTGATAGTATTTTAGCTTTTAATAACATAACTTTAAAGTTACAATTCAAGACTTTAAATCCATTTGAAAACTCTTTAGGTGCGGAAAGCCAAGACAACAATGTTATATCAGGTATCAATTCATTGAGTCCATTAGTTGCTAATAAAGTATTAGAATCAATGACAGCTAATGAGATTAGAGCTTTAGTTGGATTAGCGGCTGAAGTAGGGGGTGGAGATTTAAACCCTGCTACTGTTTTAAGTTCACAAAAAAGCGCTTTACAAGTCATTTTAGATGAGTGTGAGGATGCAGACCAAAATGATTGGATAATTGTAGATAGTAGAGATGTTGAATTAGATGATGAGGACGTTTTAAATAATCATATTGATAGTCTTAATTCAGAACTACATGATAAGCTAAACAAACAAACTGTATTAAGTAAGTTAGTTAGCTTAGTTAAAACGGGAGTAGCTAGACCTACTGCAATATCTAAACAAGATAAGTTAGTTAAAGAGCGTTATTTCAAAGTGAGATATAGATATACGGGTAATAAATCTCCCGAACGTGAATTTTGTAAAGCAATGATGAGCGCGAATAAATTATATCGAATAGAGGACTTAAATAAAATGGAGTTTGAACCCGTTAATCCCGGCTTCGGTGAGGGTGGTGCTAACACCTATTCGGTCTTAAAATATAAGGGGGGGCCTCGATGCCATCATAAATTTGAACGCGTTACAATGATGTACGATTTCAACAATGACAAAGCAGGATTACAAGAGATAGGAACTAGAGCGGCAGAGATTAGAGGCTTCAAAGTTACTAATCCTTTTGAGGTTTCTATATATCCTAATAACTTACCATTGAAAGGATTTAGCCCTAATAATACAAACTTACCTTCAGACGTTTAAATCATGGCAGAAGCATTATTAATAAGTAGAGCGGATATTGTAAAGCATACAGCTATGAATGGAAACATTGATACTGATAAGTTCATACAGTTCATTAAGATAGCTCAAGATATACATATTCAAGGATATACGGGTACTAATTTATTAAACAAACTAAAAGCTGATATTGTAGCGACTACTTTAGCAGGTAACTACATAACCCTAGTGAACACATATTTGAAACCTATGTTAATTCACTGGGCTATGGTAGAGTATTTACCCTTTGCAGCTTACATGATAGCGAACGGTGGTATATACAAAAAGGGTGCAGAAAATAGCGAAGTTGCTAGTAAGTCTGAAGTAGATTTCTTAATTGAAAAGGAGCGAAGTATAGCAGAAAGTTATAGCAGTAGATTTGATAGTTACATGACTTATAATCAATCTTTATTTCCTGAATATACAAGCAATTCAAGTGACGATATTTACCCAAAACACAGCACAAATTTAGGAGGATGGAAACTATAAAGAAAACATACGAGCCTAAACAAGAGAATTTAGTTAAGCTAAAAGCATATATTAAAGTAATAAACAAAAAAGATGGCAGACAAAAAACTAAGTGAGTATACAGCGAAAACCACGCAGCCTGCAATATTAGATTTATTGCCTATATTAGAGTGGAACGGTGCAACGTATGACAATAAAACTATAACGGGCGCACTTGTTTACACTCCTAGAAAACAAAGCGTGGCTAGTAGCGCAACGGTTACCCCTACTTTTTTAAATGATATAGTAGATATTTCAGCTCAAGCGGTCAACTTAACTATTGCTAATCCAACGGGAACAGCAGTAGATAATATGCCTATGCTTATACGTATTAAAGACAACGGTACAGCGCGTACAATTGGCTTCGGTACACAATATAGAGCAATAGGAGTAACGCTTCCTACAACGACTGTAATAAGCAAAACTTTATACATTGGATTAGTGTACAATGCGAACGATACAAAGTGGGATGTTTTAGGAATCAATCAAGAAGTTTAATTAATAAAAAATAGATAAGATGAGTTTACCAAATTTAGATAAGTTAGTAGCGAGTAAAGGGGTATTTATTGTAAATGATACAACTGAAAAAACAACAGCATTTGCAGGGATTCTAGTATTAGAAGATACTGTATTTAATCTTTTAAAAGTTAACGGAACTAACGTAAAAGATACTTATATTTCAACTGCTGCTACAGCTATCAAAGCGGGTGCGTTTATAACAGGTCAAGGGGTTAACTTTTCAGGTGTTAAGTTAACAAGTGGTTCAGTAGCTTTAGTTTTAGCATAATGTTTGGGTTCGGTTATACGGGCATTATTGCCTCGATGAAAAAAGTACCAAGTGGTGGCGGTAACGGTGCATTAACCACTGCATGGATAACAGCAACGTCTGAAACTGACACCACTATTATAAGCGCATTAAACACCTTAGAAACAGATTTAACTACTTATGGTTTAACTGCTAAGATAAAAGCGTTATATCCAATGGTAGGCGGAACTGCTACTAAGCATAAGTTCAACTTTATGGATGCAAGGGATTTAGATGCAGCTTACAGACTTACTTTTTTTGGTGGCGGTACTCACAGTGCAACAGGTTATCAGCCAAATGGAACTAATGCTTACGCAAACACCTTTTTAAATGGTAATACATTAACATTAAACAGTACTCACATTTCAGCGTATTCAAGAACTAATTTAACCACAAACAGTGCGATGATAGGTTGTTTTACTGGTGCTTTAGAATTGTCTATATTCCCACGATACGGAGGTACGCAATTTTTATATGCAGTAAATGGTGCAGAATACGGAATTGCAAACACTGATTCACGAGGGCTCTTTTCCGCTAATAGAAATAATGCTTTAAATATTACACCTTGGAGAAACGGTACTAAACTAACAACTACAACAAGCGCGTCAGTGGCTTTAATTTCTGAAAATATTACCCTTTCCGCTTTAAATAGTACTGGTGCAAGATATTATTTTGGAGCGCATGAATTAGCATTTGCTTCTGTTGGTTCAGGATTAACAGACGGTGAACAAGCTAATTTATACACAGCCGTACAAGCATTCCAAACAACTTTATCTCGTCAAATATGAAACTAACAGACATAACACAATCAGAATGGTCTCCCTATGTAGGTCTATTGACTATTGAACAAAAAGACTTAATAGTAGGTCAACAGTACAATACGGATTCTTATTTTAATCCTATTCAGGACTTAAATGACAACTGGATTATATCTATTGAAGAGATGGAATATTGCACAAACGTAGATTACCTTTGGGTAAAAGATTTAGATTTAATTATATATGAGCCAAAGGTTCAGGTTAACCCTTTTTAAGATATGTTACAATTCGTAGAGATAACAAAAAAGTATGGAGTGACAGGAGTGCTAGCTTGTTGGCTATGGATTACTAATTCACGAGTACAAGCTTTAGAAACTAAGTTAGAACATTGCTATGAATTAAGAATGGCAAATGATTTTAAAGCTAGTATTGTATATAATAAATCAATTGCTATATTAGCAGATAAATTTAAAATTAGAAGAGCATGAAAGAATTAAGAAAGAGATGGAATAGTGATACACCTATGTTTTTTAAAAAGGTTATTAACTTTGGAATAATCGTAGGAATAGTTGGTAGTGGATTAATTACATTACCTGTTACTGCTGCGGTTGGTGCGGTCATGATTACAATAGGAGCAACTGCTGCTACAATTTCAAAGCTTACTAAAATATGATTACTACTGCTGAATGTATTAAAAGATACGGTACTCCAAACGAGGGGGGAGTTGGTTATTTAGAATCTATTACTTTGCCTTATCCAATGGTTTATGATGGCAAGCCTGTTAAGAAAATGAGATGCCATAGGCTTGTTAAGCAAAACTTTTTAGATGTGTTTAATGAATTACTAAGTGTTTATACGTACCCTGAAATTGTACGTTTAGGTATTGATAAGTTTGGCGGTTGTTTCAATTATAGAAAAATGCGAGGGGGTACAGAGTTTAGCCGTCATTCATGGGGCATAGCAATTGATTTAGATGCTCAAAGAAACCAATTAAAAGAAACCAATAAAACTGCTAGATTTGCACGTCCTGAATACGCTAAAATGATTGACATATTCTATAAACATGGATTTGTTTCTTTGGGTAGAGAAAAGAATTATGATTGGATGCACTTTGAAATAAAATAATAACTATATTTACACGGGTTTTTCATAATTTCCCATGTGTTTTTTTTGGTTAGGTTAAATTGGGTCGAATAGCGAAAGTTGTTCGACCTTCTTATTTATAATCAATATAAATAGCAATTATTTTATTATAAAGTTTGTTATAGTCAATATTATAGTTATCTTTGTAATGTCAATAAGACGTAACAATAATAAAAACACAAAATTATGAAAAAAGAAAACACGTACATCGCACCTCCTTTAGGTATCTGTATTAAATGGTGGAAATCAAAAAGCAAAGCAGAAGCTACAACGGGGAGTTTCAATTATGAATTATACTTACAGTACTTAGCAGCAATAAACAAATAATTATGAAAAGCAGAGCAAACACAACCTACGTTAACTACATGGACGTTGAATTAGAAGTAGAATTTGAGGATACCTACGATAATAGATTCCCTGAAGATGGACAAACAATCTATGTACACAGAGTATATTGTGCTGGTGTTAACATTACAGGTCTATTCGATGTAGACAAAGGTAAAATGAGAGATGATTTAATAGAACTTTATTTAGAAAACCAAAACAATCAATAGTTATGAAAATATACGCAAAAATACACGCAGCCAAGCAAGAGATAGGAGTAGTAAAAAAGAACGCTAAGAACCCTCACTTTAAAAATACTTATGCTGATTTAAACGCATTAATTGATGCAGTTGAACCAATACTACTAGAAAAAGGTTTAATACTCTTACAACCGATTAAAGATGGTAAAGTGTTCACACAGATAATAGACATTGATAACGGTGAAATGATTGAGAGTAATATTGAACTAACTCCAAACTTAACTGCACAGGCTCTTGGGTCTCAAATAACGTACTACCGCAGGTACCAAATTTCGGCAATTTTATCGTTGCAAGCGGACGACGACGATGGTCAAAAAGCAAGTGCGCCACAAGCAATTACGAAACCTATTTGCTCTGTTGCATTATTCGATAAAGCAGTGAGTAGATACGAAGGTTTAGAGTTAGATGTGTTTGATAAACTTAAAACAGCATACACATTAACAGCACAGCAACAATTAGAAATTAACGAAATAACTAAAAGATGAGCGTAGCAGGAAGAGAATTTCTACACTTCAGAATGGAGGAGGAGCAATATAGACAATTAGAAGACGAGCAAAGAAATGCTTTAAATATCTATAAAGTTGAAGTAGAAGGTATAGACTATTCAAGTGATGAGATATGGAACGCCTTAAAAAAGAAATCTGTAAAGGCATACATTGAGCTAAAGAATAGAGAGTACGACTTAAGACACGATGTAAGATGAGAGAGTTTCAAGACGATGATAACATCAAAGAGATGAAGTTTATAGTACGGTTATTCTTAACGGTTATAGGAATAGCTTTGATATTAATGAGTGCGATAATTTATGAAATACTTACAAAATGAAAAGACAATTGAAGAAAAACATTATAGATTTTAGTGAAATAGACCTAACTAATATCTTAATGATAACAGAAAATAACGGGTTAAAAGACGACGCTAACAGCCTTGTTAAATTAGCCTTTGAATTAATTAATAGATTAGTAGAAGCGGATTTAAAAATATTAAAACCATGAAATTAGAAGAAGCTATAAACCTTTTA